TAAGGCAATCTTTTTTGACCATTGAATATTATGACATCTTGCAATCTCTCTTGTAAGTTCTTTACTAGGATTCTTTTGATATTCTTTTTTTGCCTTAATCATTCTTTGTTTAAAAGTAACACGGTCATTATACATCTTTTCCATCATTTCAGGTAAGAAACCTTGACTATCATTTTTAAACTTTGCACCGTTAGGTGTAATACAAGCACCCTCTGTTTTTAAATAATTAAGAGGTACTTTCATATCAATCATTCTATTTACATCAACACCTTGACCACTCTCGCCAAGTATTTTTTCTGGCGAAATATTATATTGAATAATAATATGTGGATATAGTGAGTTAATATCAAACGAAACAATCCAGTCATGGCCACCTAGTATTGGTTCTTTTACATAGGCGCCTTCATACTTTGTTTCTTTACTATGTTCTTCTCTTGGTGGCACACATATATTCTTTTGCATTAAATGGTTTGCAATCAATGTGTCCCATACTCTAACTTGTGAGAATATATCATCATAGTTTACTTTTGAATCATATGCAACAGTTAAACTCAAATCAATAAGACCAAGTTTATCTTCTAATGCGTCAACAATTTCAACATCTTGAATATTGTAATCAATAAATTTTTGAAAGTCTTTCTCGTAAAACTCTTTAAATGTATCGTAAGGGTTTTCGTTTTTTGGTTTCTTTAATTCTAATTCACCGATAAAGTCAAGCTTATAACTTTCTTGTCTTGTTGGTATAAACCATTTGTACAAGTCAAGATAATCTAACATGGCAACACCATAAAGATTATAAACTGTTTGAGTTCTACCTCTTACAGTTATTTCTTCTCTATGTGCTAAGTTCCAAGGCGACATTCTATTTGCAACTTTATCACCTGCAATTAGTTTTAGTCTATTCATTAAGTAAGGTAAGTCAAAGAATTTTGTATTCCAGCCTGTGATAACATCTGGATGATTTTTAATCCAAAACTTCATAAACTCAAACATAAGTTCTTTTTCATGTTTGCATTTTACATAAGTTACATCTGGCCTATCTGTATGATAATCACCAACACCCCAAGTTAATATCTGTTTGTTAGATTGATTTTTTACAGTTAGACAAATAATTTCTTCAATAGGATTTTCTACATCTGGAAAACCATTTTCACAAGTAGTTTCAATATCAAGTGTAAAGATTTTAATTAAGTCTTTGTCCCATTGTATATCTTCAGGATGTTCCTGACCAATATACTGATAATGGTATCTTTCTAAACCATAGATAGGTGAGTTTGCTGTGGCAACTTCTTTACGAAACTTACGAGCAGCCATAATATCTCTAAACTCAATTGGTTTAAGATATTGACCCTCTAAAGTTTTATAGACGGAATGTTCTTGTGTTAGAGCATATAAAGTAGGACCAAAGTCTATCTTTTCTTTATAGTCTTTGCCGTCATGTATGCCTCTAACTAATAGTTTGCCTTTGTGTTCAATAACATTTTTATAAAAGTTCATCATTCCTCAAGTGTACAATTAATCCATCAAGTTCAGGTGTAAGTTTAATCTGACAAGATAATCTACTCTTGCCTTCGATATAACCTTTTTCGTATTCAAGTAATTCAATTTCAGGTGTATTATAATCTATTTTACCTACTTTGTCAAGCCACCTTTCATCAATATGAACATGGCAAGTACAACAAGCACAACTACCACCACAATCTGCTGGTATTTCTGGTATTGGTACTTTTGAGTGCCACTTGGCAGCTTCCATTAGAGTTGATTGTTCATCATCTGGTACCTCAACTCTAATCTTTGAGCCATTTCTTACGAAATAAACTTCCATTAAAGTTTTGGTACTTTGTTTTCTGTAATTAACTCTGAGTTTGGTGTTAAAATACTACTTGTATTTTTTTGATACGAAGCAAGGATTTCTTTTTTCGGTTTAACAGTAGTCACCACTTTATCAGCTGCAATTGTAATTTTATCCTCATCTGCGTATGGCATATAAGGCGTCATCATTAATTGTACTGGTTTTCCTGGTGCTGTTTGAGTTGGAATGATTACAAATGGTTTATC